TTGGAAGAAGGAAAAAATCCTGTATCTTTGTTTATAGAATCTGAAATTACTAAAATCGTGGAAAGAAACATACTACCGAGAATTACAAAAGGTGACTTATTGAAATATCTTTCAGAAGCAAATTCACCACTTACCGCACCTGTAAAACCGACTACAAAACCAGACACAAAGCCCGGAACAAGACCTTCACATCCGGGAAAGAATCCAAGACCTGGTGAAGAAATTGCACCAAAAGCTGGAGAACCAACAACCGCTCCGACTAAACCAATTACCAAACCTGGCACCAAGCCAACAACGAGACCTTCACATCCTGGAAAAAATCCAAGACCTGGTGAAGAAATTGCTCCAAAAGCGGGAAGAATATCTCCTGAGGATGCTAAACAAGAAGTAATTGATGTTATCTTAAATTTATTAAAATAAAAAAATGGCAAAGATTAAAGAACAAATTAGTTATGGGGACAGACCAGAAAGAATGGACCCAAGATTAGAACGAAAATTGGGAAGTCCTGAAAGTTTGTATGCAAAAAATCCTGCATTGAAAAAAGGGTCTAAGGACGTAGAAAGGTTAATCAGTTCAAGATTTGGTAAGGTAGCGGATAAGTTAAAACAAGTTACTGGAATACAGGATATTAGCTCTCAACAAGTACAGGGAATGATTTATCAGGAAATGATGAGTAAAGTTCCCATGATTATGAGTATTGAGGGTAGACACAGAGAAGAATTAGAACAACTTGCGATCGACGCTTGTTTAGAAGAATCACAAGTTCCAAATGATTGGTTTACAATTGAAGCGAAGTTAAACAGAGCACCAATCAATACTTCCGATTTTAAGTTAAAACCAAAAAAACCTCAAGATGCTCCACCACTTGAAATTCCTTCATTTGATGTTGAGGATTTGACCGATGAAGAAATTAGGGAGTTGGAAATTCACAAAAGAAACATGATTAACGCTTTGGTTCAAGGTGCGGCAAAAAAAGGACATTATATTTTCCAAAAACCTGAAGTTAAACAAAGATTAGACGAGATAGACCCTCGATTATATCCCGCTTATTTGGGAATAATGGCGATCAATGATTTCCTTTATTTTTCTATGGAACAAATGATTGAACAAATGTCCCAAACTGGAAGTGGTGTTGCAGGTAAAGTTAAGTTGGAAAACAATGATGAAGATGAGGACGAAGAAGGTGGTGAGGAAAAACCTGATACCAAAATTGTTGCTGAAGGTCTAATATTCCCAATTTTATGCCATGAGATTATTAAAGGTCTTGAAGAATCTATTGGTAGACATGGATTACCTGAAGACCCTGAGATGTCTCAACAAGTAAGAGACGTAACTGATGTATTATCAAATGAACCAATGCAACTTCGAATCGGTCCTGAAATTATCGAAAAGATTAGATTCGCATTACCTGATGAAATGTTCGATGAGGACAACAAAGGTCTTACACCATGGTTTCATTCAATTCTATATAAAACAGAGGCTAAGGAATTTTTAGAAATTATTGGTAATGCAATATCTGAAGACGAGTCTAAGGTGAAACGTGCAACTGCAAAATTCAGAGAAATCATGAAAAAAGCCCAACAATCCAAGAAAGAGTACGATGACTTCAAAGGTGAAGAAGGTACTCAAGGTAGCGATGACGATGATGATTTTGGACTTGATGACCTTTATAGAGATTTAGGAATTCCAAGACCATAAAAAATCCGAATATGATTTAATTTTGTGAACAAAGAACAATTAATTATAGAATATACGAAGTGTATGAGGAGTACTCCTTATGCACTTCGTTCTTATTTACAGACATACGATAATACAGTATCAAAGTATGTCCCATTAGAACTTTTTCCTGACCAAGTTTCACTACTTGAAGATTACGAAAGCTACAACGAAAACATTGCATTAAAATACAGACAAGCGGGGGTTTCAACTGTAACCGCGGCTTGGGCGTCAAAAAAACTTGCGTTTGCAAGAAAGGAAAAACCTGAAAAAGTTCTAATCATCGCCAACAAGTTGGATACTTCTGTGGAAATGGCCAACAAAATAAGGGCATTTATTGAACAATGGCCTGATTGGGTTGATATAAGATTCTCTGTAGAAAAAAACTCCCAAAGACATTTCAAACTAAATAATGGATGTGAAGTTAAAGCGGTGGCAACATCCAAAGATGCTCTTAGAGGTTATACACCAACAATTCTTATTTTTGACGAAGCCGCCTTTATCGAGGCAGATGGAGACTTCTGGTCTGCTTGTATGGCTTCACTATCCACGGGTGGTAAAGTTATTGTAGTTTCCACACCAAACGGTTACGACCCAATCTATTATGAAATATATGACCAAGCATTAAGAGGAATGAATGATTTCAAAATCTCTGAAATGTTTTGGTATCGAGACCCTCGTTATACCAAAGATTTGTACATGGTAAAGACAAATGATTTGGTTCATTATCTTTTGAATCGAGAAGATTATCCAATAGATACCGTAATTAACTTATCCAATAATAATCCTTATGATAGAGACCATACTATTGTAACAGATTATATTTCCCAAGGATATAAACCTTGTTCTGCATGGTTTGAGGGAATGGTAAAAAAGCTCAAGTACGATAGACGTAAAGTTGCTCAAGAACTTGAATGTAACTTCTTAGGATCGGGTGATAACGTATTCGATTCAGATCTAATGCAGAACATTTCCAAAAACCAATTAAGACCTCCACAAGCTAAACTTATGGGTAACGCTCTGTGGATTTTTAAGGAACCTGTAAATGGACATAAATATGTTATGGGGGTTGACGTTTCTCGTGGTGACTCTGAGGATTTTTCATCAATCCAAATTATTGATTTTGATGAACGGGAACAAGTATTAGAATATGTTGGTAAAATCCCTCCCGATGTTTTAGCAGAAATTGCTTATAAGTGGGGGACAATGTACAATGCATTCTGTGTAATTGATATTACAGGAGGTATGGGAGTTTCAACCGCCAGAAAAATGCAAGAATTACAATATCAACCCGGATTGTATGTTGATGGAGTCGATACTTCTAACAAATGGAAGTGGGACCCGAAAATAAATGAAAAAATTCCTGGTATCAACTTCAACACAAAAAGAGTTCAAATTATAGCCGCATTTGAAGAGGGGGTTAGACACGGATTTAAGATATATTCACATAGAACGTATAATGAGATGAATACCTTTGTATATATTCATGGAAGACCTGATCACCAAAAAGGACAACATGATGATTGTATCATGGGTCTTTCCATGGCAATTTATGTTGCAGAGAAGTCATTTCAGTCATTAACAAAAGTTGTTAACCACACAAAAGCCATGTTGAATTCGTGGTCTACTGTGATGAATGAAAATAAAAATACTTCAGATTTTTTTAATCCATTGGTACCTCAGATGGGAAGAGACTCCAACTTGAGTAATAATGGGGCATCCAAAGCGGATTACCAAAAATATGGTTGGTTATTTGGTGCTAAATAACTATTTATATTACTGAGGTAAAGAGTAAATTAGATTATGGCAGAACAAAATATGACGGTTTGGCAAAGACTGTCACAAACATTTGGACCTAACTCATTATTAAATCAAGACTATCCAACATTCAAGTTTGATAAAAAGGAACTCCTACGCACAAAAAGTAGAGAGGAGTATGAGAAAGAAAAACTTCAAGCACAACAAACATATTATCTTACCAATCAGTGGTCTAAGGTTGAAAATAACCTTTATTCTCAGGCGATTTATTATGAACCTACAAGGTTATCTGCTCAGTATGACTACGAATCAATGGAATACACTCCTGAGATTTCCGCAGCATTAGACATTTATGCCGAAGAGTCAACTACAACAAATGAGGACGGTTTCATATTACAAATTTATTCAGAATCTAAAAGAATTAAGGGAGTTCTTGCCGATTTATTTAACAATGCTTTAGACATCAACACCAATTTACCTATGTGGACAAGAAACACATGTAAATATGGTGATAACTTTGTATATCTGAAATTAGACCCTGAAAAAGGAATTGTTGGGGTACAACAATTACCGACTATTGAAATTGAAAGACATGAGGTTGGAGCAAGTGGTAAAATATCTGTCGATGTAAAAAATGAAGTAGATAAAGATAAAAAGGCGTTACACTTCACATGGAAAAATAAAAATATGGAATTCCAATCTTGGGAAATTGCTCACTTCAGATTATTAGGTGATGACAGAAAACTTCCATATGGAACTTCCATGTTAGAAAAAGCAAGACGTATTTGGAAACAACTTTTACTATCAGAAGATGCGATGTTAATTTATCGTACATCAAGAGCCCCTGAGAGAAGAATGTTCAAAGTATTCGTTGGAAACATGAATGATGACGATGTTGAGGCTTATGTACAACGTGTTGCCAACAAGTTCAAAAGAGAACAAATTGTTGATAGCAAAACAGGTAATGTTGATATGAGATTCAACCAAATGGCGGTTGATCAAGATTATTTTATTCCTGTAAGGGACCCATCCGCTCCAGACCCAATTACAACATTACCTGGCGCAACCAATCTATCTGAAATTGCCGATATTGAATATATCCAAAAGAAGTTATTAACTGCTTTAAGAGTACCAAAGGCTTTCTTAGGATTTGAAGAAGTTGTTGGTGATGGTAAAAATTTGGCGTTACAAGATATACGATTTGCTCGTACCATCAACAGAATTCAAAAGAGTATGATTGCCGAATTGAATAAAATTGCAATTGTACATTTATTTTTATTAGGATTTGAAGACGAACTTTCAAATTTCACAATTGGATTAACAAATCCATCTACTCAAGCGGATTTACTTAAAATTGATGTTTGGAAAGAGAAAGTATTATTGTATAAAGATTTGGTTTCTGATCCAGGAAATGGAATTCAGGCAACTTCATCTACATGGGCTAAGAAGCATATTTTTGGATGGTCAGATGACGAAGTTCGTTTGGACTTACAACAACAAAGAATTGAAAGAGCCGTTGGCGAAGAATTAAAAGCAACTCCAACTGTTATAACAAAAACTGGATTGTTTGATAATATTGACAAATTATATGGTAGCCAAACAGGGTCAACACCAACGGCAGGAGCTTCTACGACAATGGACGGAGGAGAGGAATTAGGATCTCCACCATCATTTGGAGGAGGTGGTGGTGAGATACCTGGAGGAGAACCCGAGTTACCTCCAGCAGGTGAAGCTCCTCCCGCCGAAATAACACCAGAATCAAGGAAAAAAGATCTAAATATTTTAGTGGAAAATAATTTAATTGAAGGGTCTCGAATAATAAATTTGGGTCAGGGACAAGATTCTTTAGGAGAAATTTCAAAACACTTAGATAAGTTATTAAATTCATAATATTTATTTGAAAAAGACACAATGACCTTCGGAATAGTAAAATCCCTAATAGAAAAAAATCTCTTGGAATCATACAAAAATGAAATGGAATTCAAGAAGACTTTACGAGAATTCAAACACAACGTTTTGAATAATAAAGCTATGTCTAAAGCATACGACATTTATAGTCAACTGAGTTCACCTCAAGGTTTAGGTGAACAAGATGCAAAAGATTTTATTGAAGAAGGGATTTCTTTATTAAACAAAATTTTACCAAGTATTAAACTTCCAATTACTCTTTCCGAAAAAACTGAAAACAATTATACCGAAATTGATACATTAGTTTATAACCAAGGTGTTAATTTACTTGAAAGATTAAATGCGAAGAAAAATATTTTGAAGGTGGTTACATCAACTAAAGAAACAATTAAAGAAAATATTAATATTCCGATTAGTTCTATGGTTACCATAGCGAACCAAACAGTTAATAACTACATACTTAGTTTAGATGAAAATTCTAAAAAAGAATTTTTTCAAATAGTTTCTGAAGATGTCAAAACTTTGGAAGCAAAATTTGAAACAATTAAGGAAAGTGCAATATCTAAATTGACGGAACTCCAAAATAGTGAAGATTCGCAAGATATTAAAACAAAAATTTCAGAAACAATCGATAAAGTTAAGTCTGAAAAGTTTGACCAATTGAATTTTTTGAAATTAAAAAATTTGGAAGAATCAATTTGATTGGTCTTTAATACTTTGAATATATTTCGCTTTTAGAATCTGTGCTCTTCTAAGTACAGATTTTTTTGTATATTCTCTTTTCTCGAATAAAATCTGATTTTGCTTTGTTTTGATTACTTTTGACTTTAGGGTTTTGAGGGCTTTCTCAATATTGTTACCCTGATTAATTTTAATTATTATCATATATTAGAAATATCTTCAAGTATAAAAAAATTTTGACATTTATGTATATATTGTATATTTTTTCATTAACAAAAATAAACATACGTAATATCATTATTAATGAAAAAAGGAAAAAGTGTTAAACTTAACCTATTCAATCCTATTAAGTCCCAATACGGGACAGTAGATTCCAAAAACTTAAAATCGGTTTATATAAATATTCAATCATGGGTTACACCAAAAGATGAGTTAGATAATTGGAACCGAATTGTATCTGGTTTAGGAAGAGAAATAAAAAATTCAGTTTTTGAATCAATTGATTCAAAAATTTTTCAAGAAAAAAATATTGTTGATTTGGACCTAAGAACAAGTGGAATTTCTAAAGGGAAAAAATCATTTTTCAACTTAGAAATTAATCTATACACTCTCCGAGAGATGGATTTCAAATCTGATGAAATAAAAGAATCCATAAAAAACATTGTCAAATCAATCTATAAAAATAACGTAGTTCAGAACAAATACTTCGAATTTTCAATTTCTAAAAAAGACGAAATTTAGCAAACTATCTGAATCCGTATATTTATCTTAAAAGATTAGATGAAAAATTTAAGAATTTTAGAAGCGAGCGAGCTTGGCCACGGTATATTAATTGAAATGGACGCTGGTTGGGTTTCTCCGAAAGATGCTCAGAATATTGACATTATAAAAGAAGCATCCAATTTAGATTATAGAAATCCATTTGAATTTTACGCAGTACTTCAAAAATATGATACTCCAAATAGAAATGGTAGAACATATCCTGAGAGGATTCTAAAAAGAGAGGCTGATAGATATAAACAATCTATTTCTAAGGGGTTGTCAACATCTGAATTAAATCACCCTGAATCATCATTAATTGACTTGGACAGAGTATCTCACATCATTACCGATATATGGTGGGATAAAAATATACTCATGGGAAAACTCAAATTATTGACATCTCCAGGGTTTCACGAAAGAGGGATTGTTTCGACTAAAGGAGACCAAGCCGCCAACCTAATGAGACAAGGGGTAACTTTAGGTATTTCTTCAAGAGGTGTTGGGTCGTTGAAGAAAGTAGGAGAAAGAAATGAAGTACAAGATGACTTTGAATTAATATGTTTTGATTTGGTATCATCACCATCTACTCCAGGAGCTTATTTATTTACTAATCCTGATGAACGAAGTAAATATGAAGAAAATTTAGAGGAGGAAATAAAATCTAAACAAAATAATGAGTACGCTGAAAAGTCAGTTGACTTAATGAAAAAATTAGACGATTTTTTAAGAAAATAAAATTATGGAAGAAAAATATTTTGTAGCAAAAATTCAGTACGATTTTCCTGATGAAAACACAGGTAAGATTAAAAAAGTTAGAGAAGAGAAACTAGTAAAAGGTTACTCTGTCACAGACGTTGAAGCAAAAGTAACCAAGAAATATGAGGGGTTTACTCATGATTGGAGAATCACTGCTGTGTCTGAAAGTAAAATCGACGAGGTAATTGAGTAATCAACATTATTAAACTGAAACAAATGAAGTGGTCTATTGACCACTTTTTTTATTTTAGGGATATCGTGAAATGACTTTTTTTCATTTTGGTACTATTTATATGATAAATTAAACAATTTTTTTCTATGCAAGAAAATAAAAACTTAGTACAGGAGGCGTTAATTCAAATGAAAAATGTTGAAGAAGCTATCGCCCAGAACGCAAAAGGAATACTTGCTTCTACTATGAAGGAAGAAATCAACCAATTAGTAAAAGAATCTCTATCAGAACAAGACATGGAAGATGAGGTTGAATTAGATACAGACATCGAAATGGATGAACCTGTTGATAATGAAGATGATATGGAAATGGACATGGAATTTGACATGGACATGGATATGGATTCAGAAGAAAGTCCAATAGATTTGACTGACGCTTCTGACGAAGAAATTCTGAAGGTGTTCAAGGCCATGGGTGAAGAAGATGGCATCATCGTAAAAAAAGATGGTGAAGATATTCACTTAACCGATAATGACACCGATTCTGAATACTTAGTTAAGCTTGGTGAGTCTGAAGAAGACGAAGAAGAATTAGACGAAACAATGCACATGGATGAAATGGATGACATGGATCTTGACACAGAAGATGTTATCAATGCAATTTTCTCTAAAGATGGCGATGTTGAAGACATCGACATGGAGGATGAAGAAGTTATGTACGAAATTGAATTTAACGAAGAAGATGATGACATGATGGAACAAGAAGATGATGACATGATGGAAGAAGAAGATGACGACATGATGGAAGAAGAAGATTTGGACGAATCTTACAACCACAGAAGATCTGTTAGAGAAGGTAAATCGACAGTAAAACCTAAGGGTGTTGGAATTGGGTCTGGACCAAAATTCACTTACAAAGATAAAGCTAAAGGCGGATTCGATGAAAAGAA